ATTTAGATTTAGATAATTTTGTAAGTGGCTCTGGGGCTGCTACCATGTCGCATAGAATAAAATTTACTTCCGAAGGAGTAGCAAAATATTACTATCTTCATAATGTAGAGCAAATAGAAGGTAGAGAAAGATTTTTGAAAATAACAACAGAGGAAAAGGATTAATGCAACCAACTTTTAAAATAGAGGGAGCAAAAGAAATTGCAAATATGTTTGGAGATTTACCTAAACAAATAAAACAACATAATCTATGGAAAGCTCTTTGGCGTAAAGTAGGTAAAGATGCTTTGGAAGAAGCTAAAAGTAAAGTTCCTAAAAAAACAGGTCGATTAAAAAATAGCTTGGGGTTTTTTACAACAAGAAAAACTAAAAACTTTATGGGCTTATATTTAGGGCCGAGAGTAAAAGGTGCATATAAAAGCGGTGGAAAATCAGGATATTATGGAGCTTGGATAGAATATGGAGATGAGGTTATGTTTTTTGGGAAAGGGAAGGGGAAAGCTCAAAAATATATGCAACCAGCTTGGGATAATAATAAAATACCAATGACTCAAAAAGCATTTAAAGAAGCAACCGAGATAGCGGCAAAGGCAATAAAAAGGCATGAAAAGAGAATGCAGAAATATGGAACATTAGGATACTAAGATGAAAATAGGATTAGCAATATATAATATTTTATACAATAGTGGAAGTGGTGATGTTTTTGACTTAGTAGGATCAAGAATCTATCCTAATGTTGCAACGCAAAAAAGTGCATTTCCTTTTATTGTTTATACAGTAACAGGAGATAGCCCAACAGACACAAAGGATGGAGTAAGCCCATTGGATGAGAATGCCGTTCTTATTTTATGTTATAGCCAAACATATACTCAGGCATCAGATTTAGCGGATAAAGTTAGAACAGCATTAGATAGAAAGGATGGTACTTATGGAGGGCTAAATATACAAGGGATACAGTATTTAAGTTATAGTGATGATTTTGATGTAAATGATGACAATAATGGCGTTTATGTAAAATCATTGAATTTTAAAATTAGATTAATAAACTCATGAAAAAACAAAGGCATAAATTAATAAAGGATTGGAATAGTAAAAGACATGGTAAGATTATTACAAAAGGGATATTTGTAATAATTACCAGAGAATCCGAATTAGAAGAATTAATAGATGGAGAGCATATTGTTGCTCCAAAGAAAAAAATAAAAAAAACTAAAAAAATAGAAGAAGATGGCGGAGCTAACGATTCAACAGATAACTGAAGCAGGGGGTAGCGTAACTTATTCGGCCGCTGGTGGTGATGGAGATACTGCTGATAATGGCGGAAGTACCTTTTTGCATATTAAAAATGGTAACGAAAGCACAATTACAGTAACTATAGCAGCCCAAACTACAAGTGTGGATTCAAGTATTTATGGGGATTTAACAAAAGCTAATGCAAGTATAGCAATTGAAGCTGCCGCTGAAGCATTTATTGGCCCATTTAAGCCATCAGCTTTTAATGATGGAAATGGAGAGATTGCAATTACTTATTCAGGGGTAACAAGTGTAACTATTGCAGCATTATATATAACAGCAAGTCAAATGTAAAAACAAAAAAAAATTAATTAATTAAAAAAATAGAAAAATGGCAAATTTAACAACAGCATTAAACGGAACGGACATAAAAGTAATGGATGCTTCCTCAAATATTCTTGTTGCTTATGCTCAGAGTGGCACATTAAATGTTAATATGAGTACGAGAAGCATAACAAATAAAGAGAGTTCTGGGTGGGATGAAAACATGGAAGGAGTTAGAAATTGGGATGTAAGCATAGATGGTGCTTATGCATGGACTGATGTTTCAGCATCAGCATTAACTAATGGAGCAGATGATATGCTCAATTCATACATAATTACAAGAGCACAAGTAACAGTACAATTTGGAACTGACAGCACAAGCACAGGAGATACTTATTATGAAGGAAAGGGATGGCTCACTGCTTTTAGCGTTTCAGCACCAACAGAGGATACTGCAACTTATTCTATATCCATAACTGGATCTGGAGGATTAACTCAAAATGTATCTTAAATAACCTAATACTCAATACCCCATTCGCATCCTTTTTTCAGGTGGGTTGCGTTTGGGTGAGGGTATTTTTTAAAACTTGAAAAAATGGAAAACTATACTTTTGTAGAATTAGGGGGCAAGAAATATCCTCTAAAATTTGGATTTAATGCTCTTAGGAAATATTCAATGCAAACAGGAACAACATTGGCAGAATTAAACAATATAGGAGATAATATGAGCTTAAATGATGCTTTAATCTTGATTCATTGTGGTATTGAAGATGGACATAGGGCAGCTAAACAAAAATGCGTACTATCATTAGATGAATTAGCTGATTTAATGGATGACGATATGGAAGGCATTTCGAGATGTATGGAAGTATTAGCTGAAATGATGGGGGGTAAAACTGAAAAAAAGTCGAAGCCCAAGAAAGCGAAAAGCTAACTTGGGATAAAATTGAGGGCATTGCTTTTGGGCAAATGGGAATGAGTGTTGAGGACTTTTATGATATGATTCCAAGACACTTTTTTAATAAAATGGATGGGTTCTTCCAATTAGAGCAATTAAGAGATAGAAGTGATTGGGAGAGAGTAAGATGGCAAACTTGTTATTTATTAAATATTCAATTGCCAAGAGGTAAACAGATAAAGCTAAAAGATTTGATTCATTTTGCTTGGGAAAAGGATGATAAAAAAGCTAAAATAAATTATAAAAAATTGAAGGCGAAAGCTGAATATATAAAGAAAATGGAAGAACATGGCAAGTAAAAGTATCGGTTTATTAAACATAGTATTTGGAGCTGACCTTAGAGGTTTTGAGAGAGCAATGAAAAAAGCTCAAAAAAGCGTTAAGAAATTTGGAAAATCCATGCAGCGAACAGGGGCTAATATGACAAGAAACATTACAATGCCTGTTATAGCATTAGGAGCTGTTGCCATCAAAACATTTGCAGATTTTGAACAAGCTATGCTGAAGGTTAAAGCAGTAAGTGGGGCAACTGGATCTGAATTTGAAGCATTAAAAAATAAAGCTAAAGCATTAGGTTCTTCTACAATGTTTACTGCAAGTGAAGTTGCAGGATTACAGTTGGAATTAGCAAAACTTGGATTTACTACAGATCAAATAAATAAATCAACTGAATCTATTTTACAATTATCCCAAGCTACAGGGCATGATTTAGCCCAGAGTGGAGAAATAGTAGCATCAACCTTAAATAGTTTCAGTATGGAAACTACTGAGGCAACTAAAGTTGCGGATATATTCGCTCTGGCAAGTTCAAGTGCAGCTATTGATATGGAAAAACTAAGTGTCGCTATGCCAACTGTTGGAGCAACTGCTGCTGCTGTAGGAATTCCATTAGAAGATCTTACCGCTCAGATGATGGTATTAGCTGATAGAGGCATGGAAGCATCTACAATGGGAACTCATTTAAGAAAAATATTTGTAGAATTAGCTACCAAAGGAATAAGTTATGAGGATGCAATGGCTAAAATAAATACATCTACAAATAAAGTAAAAACAGCAACAGAATTATTTGGTAAAAGAGCGTTTGCAGCGGGGTTAATCTTAGCAAAAAGTGGAGATGAAGTAAAAACCTATAGAGGGGAGCTTGATAATGCTACTGGAACTGCCAAAAAGATGTCAGATATTATGGATAGTGGTGTTGGTGGTGCAATGCGAAGATTAAAATCTCAAGCAGAAGGAGTTGCTATTCAATTAGGTGAGATGTTAGTTCCTGTATTTACTAAACTATTAAACAAAATAAAAGATTTATTAGGATGGTGGAGTGGATTGGATAAGGAAACAAAAAACATTATCGTTACTATTGGAATATTAGCAGCCGCATTAGGCCCAGTTGTTAGTGTAATTGGAACTATGGCAGTTGCATTTGCTGGTTTACTCAGCCCAATAGGATTAACAGTAGCGGCAATTTTGGCTATAGTTGTAGCATTTGCTTATGTTAGGGAAAATTGGGAAGCATTTAAAGAAAGATTGGGTGATTGGAGTTGGTGGAAAAACGCTTTGCTTCAAGCATTAGCATGGGTAATAGAATACAGCCCTATTTCTTTACTTATAAAAGGTTTTAATAAATTAGCTGTATTTTTAGGAAAAGAACCTATTAAAAATCCATTTGAAGCTGTTGCAGATGGTTTAGAGGATTTGATGGTTGAAACCAAAGAATATGAAAATGAATTTGGTAGCTTTAAAGATGCAATGATAAATCAGGCAAAGGAATTAGATGATGTTTTGGGTGTAACAACATTTTTTAAAGGTGCAGGGAAAAAAATAGGGGTTGGTGGTGGTACAGGTGGCGGTGAAGATGATGAAGCCCCACTAATAGGAGATACTGAGCAAGCATTTGAGACTTATCAAGAGTATTTGGATAGTTTAAAAACAGGCACAGAAGGCACTGTTAAATCCTTATCTGATATATGGAATGATTTTTGGGGTGATTGGGGGGAAAAAATTGGAGAAGCCATTAAAAAAGTAAAAATGATTATGAGTTCATTAAGTGGGTTAATTTCTGCTGTAAATACAAAGGAACAAGCTGAGTTTGATATATGGAGGGAAAGTCAAGAAGAAAAAACTGATATATTAGATGGACAAATGGAGAGAGAACTTGAAAGAGTTGAAGAATCTGGTATGAGTGATAAGGACAAGGCAGATGCAAAAATAGCTATTGAGGAAAGATATGCAGAAAAAAAGGGAGCTATTGATGATATGATAGATAAAAAGGAAAAAGCATTGAAGCGAAAACAAGCTATAAGGGATAAAGCAATGGCAATAGTATCTGCTATTATAAGTACAGCTGAAGCGATAATGGGGGCGGTTGCAGCATCTCCATTAACAGGAGGATTACCTTGGAGCGCATTAGTTGCTGCATTGGGAGCAGCTCAAATAGGAACAATAGCATCTACTCCTATCCCTTTTGAAATGGGAGGATTAGTTTCAGGGCCTACATTAGGGCTGATTGGAGAAGGTAGTGGAACAAGTGCTTTTAATCCAGAGGTCGTATCTCCTTTGGATAAGCTTATGGGAATGATGGGTACATCAAATGTAAATGTTCATGGCAGAATACAGGGAGATAATATCGTGTTAGTATCGGATAAAGCCGAAATATCAAGAGAAAGATTTATATAGATGCCAACACATAAAACAAGATATCAAGGAAGTTTTTACTCTGAAAATGGTCGCTATCATATTATTAAAATATATGATAAAAATTATTCAGGGACAAAAGTGCCTATTAAAATAGGAGGCGGAGGTGTAAATATAAAGTATGATACCAGCGGACAAGAAAAATTCAGTCCTATTGTTGCTTCAAAATGCTCCATTTCTTTAATAGTGGAGGATAATGTTTATGGATTCCATGTTAGAAATTTTCTTCAGGGGCTAAGAGAAACTTATGAGGAGGGAGATACTACTGTTGTAATTTGGAATACAGGAAGTACACAAGACACCCCATTATGGAGTGGAAATATACTTATAGATTTGAGTGCTAAAGAGGATGTTTCAAGACCTTATGAAGTAGAATTAAGTGCTACTGATGGAATTGGAATTTTGAAAAATTATGATATGGTGGCAACTCAAGGAAGCTCCCCTTATGCTTCTGGTGATACTTACATTTCTGATGGCTATCAAACATTTATTTATTGGATAAAAACAATATTAGCATATTGCAATACTCCTGATAGTGATTCAACTGATGGAGATGTGAGTGATTATACATTTTCAACATCTGTGGATTGGTGGTATCAGGATCATCCAACTCCCACCACATCAATAAGCCCATTAGCTTATACTCAATGTCAAATGATGGGCGGCTATAAAGCAACGCAAGATGGCACATATAAGGTTAAAAGCATTTATGATGTTTTGGAATCCTTTTGCAAGATGTGGGGAATGAAAGTTGTATTTTGGAAAAATAGATTTTATTTTACACAGTTAGAATTATATAATACAGCAGAAACTGGAACTTTTTCCGTACCTGATAATGTGGATAGTCAAATTTGGACAAAGGCGGGGGTTCTGTCTACCAGTAGATCATATCTGGGAGAACCCAATTACACAGCTTATAGCCAAGATATTGAAACTAATGCAGGAGGATTTGATGGCGGTTTACAGAAATTAGAAGGAAGCAAATGGGATTACTATCCTAAATTAAAAGAAGTAGTGGTAGTTTTTCAGAGTGTAAGCAATAATAACTATTTCTTATCATTTCCGCAACCAACTACATCTACAGTTGATGGAATAGATTTAATTACTTCATCTACCATTACAGCTCTTTCTGGAGCAAGTGCCTTTAGTAATTTTTACTTAAATCTACAATTGGAATTTAACAATACATCAGGGAGTGCTCAGAATTATTGGTTCAATTGGGGAATTAGAGCTAAGCCAACTGCTGATGCTAATTTTGATAATGGTTATTATACTCAGTTTTTAAATAGTGGTGCAACTGCTACTTGGACTGCTTATCCTGGATCAACATCTACTGCGTTTTTATCTCAATGGTCAGCACCCACTTATTTTATAGATGCCAGGTTGTGTTTAACCTTTCCTTTTGGCGGGGGACTAGCGTTACCTGCTGGAGTTTCTCAGCAGACACTTTATTCGGGGGTAGTGCCTTCTAACGCTAATTTTACAGGGGATTGGGATTTTGAATTTTTTACTTATGCTACTATACAAGAGATTTCTGGACAAGATCACTTTTTTGGGCATCATGGGCAGCCCGTTGGAGGGGGTTATGCGCCAGATCCCAACATGACTACTGTTGGCGTTACTTACAATGATTTATTTGATATTGCTGGGCATCCTATTTCTCAATTTAGCCCCATAACATCATCTCAAATAGGAGGGCTAAGCAGCTCTACTTCTGTATTGTCAGCACGAAGTGAAACACAAAAACAAGAAGTTAAAGATGTTTGGTGGGGTGATACTCCTACAGCAGGGCAGCCATCTTCTTTAATTTGGACAGATGATGTAGGTGGTAGTGGATACACAGATCCTAATGGGCTATGGAGAAGGGGACAAACAGGATCTTTTGATAAATTAATTCAAGAAGTATTAGGAGAATCTCGGCTATATAATCAACAGCAATCCGATTACAAATGGAGTTTAGGTACTGCTGTAAGTGAAACAAACTCATGGAAAGCGGATGCATCAGGAAGCAGGCCTGTATATGTGAATCCCATAGGGAGAATACATGATACTATTGACAATATATTTTATTACCTTTTAAGAGGAGCTTTTAACATTGTAAAGGATGAATGGGAGGGCGAATGGCTACAAGTTTCTTATGATAATGGGATATCAACAACTTCAACTACAACAACTACAGGGGGTACTAATCCTAATAATAATAATGCAGCTGCAAGATTGGCTGCTCCTACATCAGGAAGAATTAACCAATATTTACGCTTAACCAATCTAAGTGAAGATGTAGGAATTGGTACTATTACTTCTTTGTCTATTACTCCATTAAATAGAGAAACTTCTGAGGGGGTAAACTTATATGAGCAAACTACGATAATAAAAGATGGAGATAAATTTATTTTGGAGGGAGGTGGGTTTTTTCATGAATTTACAGCAGCGGCAGATGTTTTAGATACAGCAACATCTATAAGTGTAGATTCCACTACTACTATTTCTACTTTTAGAGCTCTGGATTCAATAAATGTAAATTATAGAGATTTATATCAACAATATCAACATAAAACAAGAGGAACAATAAATATATCCCAATATTCTTTTACAGAAAGAAGTACAGACCCTTACCTCCCAGCGGCAGGAAATTCAGTTATGTGGATGAGTGATGGAACAGCATCAGGAGATGATGGAGATATGTTAATAACGATAAACACAGGAGCAGCTCTTACTACTTCTAAATTGGACTTAACTGCTATTGCTGCCAACGCATTTACTTTTACAGTAGATACAACTGCAAGCGGCTCTGCTTCAGATACATTTGTACTCCCATTAGTTGATGATGGAACTATTGATATTTATGTAAATTGGGGAGATGGAAACTCTGATATCATTACTACTTATAACCAAACTGAGATAACCCATCAATATAGTGCAGGGGGGACATATAGTGTTACAATGCAAGGAACAATAAGAGGATT